CGAACTAAAAAGCACCCTCTCGGCATGATCGATCTGCCGAAGTACCCTGGGCCGCGTCTCGTCCCGCTGCTCGATGGCTCCCTTGTTTTCGACGACAGCGAGGAATACCGTCACCTCATGGAAGCCCGATGGATCGCCCGCCTCCCGAACGCGGAGCGGAGCGTCTGGCTTTTCGACCTCGAGCGGATCAGGGGAACGGAGGAGACCGAGCGGCTTCGCCGGACGATCGATGAGGTGATCGCAGTGGCGGCGCAAAACGCAGGCAATGGGGCGTGAGCGCCTTCTACAACGAGCTCGACCCCTATGCCGCACAGTGGCTCCGCAATCTCATCGCCGCTGGGCACATCGCTCCGGGCGTTGTCGATGAGCGATCAATCGTCGATCTCGAGCCCGACGAAATGCGCGGCTACACACAGTGCCACTTCTTCGCAGGCATCGGAGTGTGGAGCTACGCTCTGCGACTTGCCGGATGGCCCGATGCTCGACCTGTTTGGACAGGCTCTTGCCCCTGCCAGCCCTTCAGCGCCGCCGGCAAAGGCGAAGGGCATGAAGACGAGCGCCACCTATGGCCGGCTTGGCACCGGCTCATCCGCGAGTGCAAGCCTCCAGTTGTCTTTGGCGAGCAGGTTGCAAGCGCAGGTGGAAGGGCTTGGCTCGACGTTGTTTGCACTGACATGGAAAACGATCATTACGCCATCGGGGCGGCGGATCTGTCAGCAGCGGGCGTCGGGGCGCCGCACATCCGACAGCGCCTCTGCTTCGTGGCCAAGGCCGACCGTGACGAGCGGAGCGCAGATCGAGGCGAATCGCGGAGTGGGCGGACAAACGGGCGGCTCCACGTTGGCGGGAGTGGCGACGCTGGCCTCATGGCCCACGCCGCTCGTGAACGACGGGTTGGGGAGCGACTACTGCTACGGCCCGAAGAAGCCGGACGGGACGCGGGCGATCTTCTGGAAGTTGCCGGGAGCGGCGAAGCTGGCCTCATGGCCCACGCCGATGGCGGGAACACCGGCGCAGAAGGGCTACAACGCAGCGGGGAATACGGACTACTCGCGCAGGGTGGTCGATCTAGCCTCATGGGCAACGCCAACGACACGCGACTGGAAGGACGGGAGCTACTGCGAGAACGTGCCGGAGAACGCGCTGCTGGGCCGGCAGGTTTGGCAGGCTTCTGGTCCGCCGCCGAATGGCTCCCCTGCCGCGACGGCAAAGCCCGGCCAGTTGAACCCAAGTATGTCGCGCTGGTTGATGGGACTCCCGGCGATCTGGGACTTATGCGCTCCTGCGAAGAAAGGCGAGGAAGCAGATGCGCCGCAAATCGACCGAGATGGTGGGGCTAGCGTGCGAGCTATGCGCCAGGACGGGCTGCAAACTGCATGTCCACCATCGGGACGAGAACCCGGCGAACGACAGCCCGTCGAACTTGCAGACTTTGTGCGTCTCCTGCCATCGTCTCTCGCACTCGCCGAACTACACCGGGACACCGCTACAACGGATCGCCTGCGCGCACTGCTCGAGGCCAGCGGCGCGCAAGGGCTTGTGCAATACGCACCTGACGCGGCTGAAGCGGCATGGCGATCCCTTGGCGAAGAAGGTCAAAACCGCTTCCGGCTGGCAGTTGAAGCAGGCGCTTGGATGAGAACCGTCGAGCATCCGCTGGCTCATGGGGCTCCCGCCCAAGTGGGACGACTGCGCGCCTACGGCAACGCGATCGTCGCGCCGGTCGCCGCGGAATTCATCCGGGCCGCAATGACATGACCGACGAACCCCCGACCAGCTTCGACGCCTTGGCGCACGAGCACAATCTATCGGGTCGGCTTCGGGACTTGTGCCGGATTTTCTTCAGGGCCGGCCTCCTCATCGGACGGCGACAGGAGAATGCGATTCAGGGGCCGGTTCGGCCGTACCATGCCGTGCTCGATCGCGACACGACGCCAGGGGAGTTCCGCTGATGGCCGGCGACTGGATCAAGATGCGCAACGACCTCGCCGATGATCCGGCAGTCGTCTTGGTGGCCGGCATCCTTGATATCTCGGAGGATGAGATAGTCGGCAAACTGCATCGACTCTGGAGTTGGGCCGATAAGCACACGACAGACGGGACGGCGCCAGCGATAACCCCCAAATGGGTCGACCGCTATGTCGGAGCGCAGGGCTTCGCGGCGGCACTCCAGCGCGCCGGTTGGCTCTGCTTCACTGAAGACGGTATCGAGGTCCCGCACTTCTCTAGGCACAACGGGGAGTCGGCGAAAAAACGGGCCGATGCAACCGTTCGCAAACGCCTGTCACGAGAAAACCGTGACGCCGGCGAGACTGGTGTCACACGTTTGTCTGTCCCGCGCCCGTTCGCGCGTCATGTTTTAATTCGCGATAACTTCACCTGCGTCTATTGCGGAACGGCCAGTGATGCGAAAACCGAGGGAACGAATCGCGGCATTCTGAGCGTCGACCATCTGGTCCCGATCACTAGGGGAGGTTCTGGCGCAGTGCCAAATTTGGCCTGTGCTTGCCGGGCGTGCAACGGCGAAAAGAACGACCGGACGCCAGAGGAATGGGGGAGGCTTCCGAAATTCTTGCAGGTCGGTGTCACATATTCACAGGTCACTGGTTTGTCACATAAAACCAGTGACAAAACTGAGACCAGAGAAGAGAAGAGAAGAAGTAAGACAACTTCGTTGTCTTCTACGCGCCAGAAATCGCCGAAGGGTTCAAAGCGATGCCCGGAAGAGTTCGCCGTCACTGCGGCCATGGTTGGCTGGGCGAAGACCAACGCTCCCGGAGTCGACATTCCGCGCGAGACTGTGAAGCTACGCAACCACGAGTTCGTGAAGCCCAAGAGCGATTGGCCGGCTACTTGGCAGAACTGGATTCTCGAAGCCGGCGAGCGGATGCGCGGTCGCGGCACTGACGGTTCCGCCGGTTCCTTCCGTGAGCGCGATGCCGAGCTCGCCATCTCCGAGGCCGAGAAATGGGGCGGCGGCCGCGTCGCTGCCAGGCGTACCCCCGTCCCCCTTGAGACCATCGAAATGGAGCCGAGCCATGGCCGACTTGACCACGGTTGAAATCATCCACGCCCGGTTGTTTGCCCGCTACGGCTCGGCGTGGAAAGCGAAGTACGCTGGGCTGGACGTCGAGACGGTGCAGAAGGACTGGATGCATGAGCTCGACCAGATGCCGAACTACGCGATCGACTATGCGCTGGACTACCTGCCCACCGGCTTTCCGCCGACTGCCGGGCAGTTCCGAGAAATCTGCCGGCGAGCGCCGGAACCCGCCCGCGACGAACGCCGCTTGGCATGGCCGCCGCCGAATCCTGATCGCCTGAAATCCGAGCTCGAGCGGCTGCACAAGTCGCTCAAGCACCGGGCACCGAGGCAGTGGGCCTACGATCTCCAGGCAGAGGAAGCGGCCGGCGGAAGACTCTGCGAATTCCAGCGCCGGGCTTGGCGTGTGGCCCTGGCATCGGTCGACGTTCCACTGAGCCGCGGCAGTTACACCTTCATGCAGGAGGAGTTGCCGCCGGGCATGCGAAAGGGCGAAGTCGATCCCGAAGCCGTTGCACGGCTCGAGGCTCAAGTCAAGGCGAAGCTCTACGCCAAGCGAGATAGGGCGGCTAGCCTGTGAAAACCGCAATGGCCAACCACGTCCTGGAAGTCGCCCAAGCGATCCTTCTGGACCCGACAGCACCCCCGATTACGGTCGAGTGGGCAGCATTCATCGTCAAGGCAAACGAGGCGCCCATTCAGCCCTGCATGGGAGGCTTCTGCGGCCGTCGTAGCGGCTGCCAGCACTACGAGGAGCCGGTGGATCAGCTCGATCCGGCAGAGCGGCTCTGCGACCCCAAGCGGGACGGCTGGATCGATGGCGAGCCGGTGCGGATCCATCGTGCCGCCGGAACCTGGGAGCGGTCGTCGATTCCGTCGGAATTGCGGCCGGCTGATCCTTTCGACGGGTTGTCATGAGCCCGGATCGCTTCACTGCAACCTTGTTGCGGGAACGGACTTGGCCGTTTGCCCCGCGCTGGTGGCCGGTGGTTCGCGCGCCGCAATTCCTGCCCATCATCAAATTCGGCTTGCCGTTGGCGGCGAATCTGAGCGCGCGGAAATGAATCTCGCGCCTTCGCTGAGTTTGAAGAATTGCCGGGTCTGCAATGATTCATTCTTCCCATCGCGCCCGATGCAGACCGTCTGCGGATTCAATTGCGCCAAGAAACTGCCAAGGCTCACGCGGAAAACGATCGAAGCCGACCGTAGGGCGACGCGAGCGAAGATCGAGCAACTGCGGCCGCTCAGTTATTGGACGAAGCAGGCACAGGTGGCGTTTAATGCATGGATTCGCGAGCGCGACAAGCATCTGCCCTGTATCTCATGCAATCGATTCCACGCTGGCAAGTGGAATGCCGGCCACTATCTGAGCACCGGTGCGCGACCGGAACTACGCTTCGATGAGTCGAACGTGCATCGACAATGCGAGCCCTGCAATACGAACCTCTCCGGTAATCTGATTCTCTATCGCGTGGAACTCATCAGCAGAATCGGCCAGCAAGCGGTGGATTTATTGGAAGGGCCGCAGTTAGCCAAGCGATACCGCGCTGACGGCCTCAAGGCAATCCGCGACGATTACCGCGCGAGGCTGAAGGCAATGAAAGCATGACAGCCAAACGAGTCGCCGGGTTCGCCCTGATCGCCACGCCAGCCATCGCCATTTTGTCCTATGCGACTTGGCAGAGTGGATGGGAGACCGCGGCACTGACGGTGCTGGTTGTCTCGCTCATCAACGGGATCGTTTTTCTCGGCGTTCGCCTAGTTTGGCCATGAGCGCCGCCGAGCGCTACCTTCGCGCAAGCAGCTCCACGAACCTGAAGATGGAGAGCGAGCCGAAGGACGTTGACTTGGTCATTGCCGCCGGCCTGGCGAACCACCTAGGCCATCTTCTGCTCCGCTGCCAAAAGGAATTCGACGCCACGCGCCGGGAATTGGCGATGGCAGAGAGCGCGACCTCTCGCGCACTGGTGATGATGGGCCTGCGGAGCGTCACTCCGGCCTACCTCGGACTGCAGCGACACGCCTCGAGCCGGGCAATGCGCCGGAACATGCCACTCCAAACCGACGAGATTGCCGACGTCGCCGGCAACGCCTTGGACGTGTGGCTAGACCAGCGTTGCGGCGCCTGCTCAGGAACCAAGGAAACCGGAATCTATGGCAGCCCGAGGGCAATCTGCGTCCGCTGTCGCGGGACGGGGATTCAGCGTCGGGTGTTCCCGTCGAAAACATCGGCGCAATTGGTGCTCGGCGAATGGCTGATTTCCGAGGCCGAGCGAATGGTTTCCGGGGCGATGCAGGAGTCGCGCAAGTGGCGAGCGGCGATCGACAAAAGAAAGCACGAGATTCAGGACGGGCTGCGATAGACTCGCGACTCGCGCAAAGCGAAACGCCGCAGGTTCAGTGCGGCGCCTCTGACCAACGAACATCGAAAGGGCGATGCTGTGGCTGACGAAATTCTAGATTACTCCGCGTTCCTTGACCTGAAAACTCAGGGCGGCGCCGATAGCGGTTTCGAGCCGATCTGGCTTCCCTCGTTCCTGTTCGACTTCCAAGCCGCGATCGTTGATTGGGCGATTCGCAAGGGACGCGAGGCAATCTTCGCTGACTGCGGCTTGGGCAAGACTCCGATGGGTCTCGTGTGGGCATCGAACGTCGCGCGCAAGACGAAGAAGGCGGTGCTTTACCTCACGCCGCTTGCCGTCGGCCCGCAGACGATTCGCGAGGCGAATAAGTTCGACATCGATGCCACGCTATCGCGCGAAGGCTCGTCGAAGGGGCACATCGTCGTCACGAACTACGAACGGTTGCACTACTTCAGCCCAGGCGACTTCTCCGGCGTTGTCTGCGACGAATCGTCGATCCTGAAGTCCTTCGCCGGCTCACGGCGCGGCGAGATCACGGCTTTCATGCGCAAGGTGCCGTACCGGCTGCTGCAGACGGCTACCGCAGCACCCAATGACTACATCGAGCTCGGCACGTCCTCCGAGGCCCTAGGCTACATGGGGCACATGGACATGCTCAATCGCTTCTTCAAGAACGACCTGAACAACAGCGCACAAGGGCGGATGCGCGGCGAGGTCATCAAGTGGCGATTGAAGGGTCACGCCGAGACGCCGTTTTGGCGCTGGGTCTGTTCGTGGGCGAGGGCGATTCGCCGGCCCTCTGATATCGGGTTCGATGACGCGGCATTCGTCCTTCCGCCGCTGAACGAGGTCGAGCACTTGGTCGAGGTCAACAGCTTGGCCGATGGGATGTTGTTCGCCATGCCGGCCCACGGTCTGAAAGAGCAGCGCGAAGAACGACGACGCAGCCTCACCGAGCGGTGCGGGATGGCGGCATCAATCGCAAACGGGACTAGTGAACCTGTGCTGATGTGGTGCCACATGAACGACGAGGGCGACATGCTCGAGAAGCTGGTCCCTGACGCGGTACAGGTCAGCGGCAGCGACTCGGACGACGCGAAGGAGGATCGACTGCTCGCATTCGCGGACGGGAAGGCCCGCGTTCTCATCACGAAGCCGAAGATCGGCGCCTGGGGCCTGAACTTCCAGCATTGCAGCCATGTCACCTACTTTCCGTCGCATTCGTTCGAGCAGTACTACCAAGCCGTCCGAAGGTGCTGGCGGTTCGGGCAGAAGCGTGCCGTGCGCGTCGACATCGTGACGACGGAAGGCGAGCGCGGGGTGATGCGCAACCTGCAGCGTAAGGCCGAGCAGGCCGACGAGATGTTTTCCCGGCTCGTCGTCGAGATGAATCACGCGCTTGCCATCGAGCGAGCGAACAACATGACGAAGAAAATGGAGGTTCCTTCGTGGCTGTGATCGACCAATGTGTGACTGACAAGTTCGCGATATACAACGGCGATTGCGTGGAGGTCATGCAGGGACTACCCGATGCCTCGATGCACCTGTCCATCTACTCGCCGCCGTTCGGTGGGCTGTATCACTACAGCAGCAACGAACGCGACTTGTCGAACTGCGACGACTACTCGACATTCTTCGAGCACTATGCTTTCGTGGTGCGCGAACTTGCCCGAGTCACGATGCCCGGCCGGATCACGGCAGTGCATTGCATGGACGTGCCTAAGAGCAACAGCGGCACAGACACCATGCTCGACTTCCCCGGCGACATCATCCGGCTACACGAGAAAGAGGGTTGGCGCTTCACCGGCCGTCGGATGATCTGGAAAGAGCCGCTCGCGGTTCGCCTGCGCACGATGCAGAAGAACCTTGCGCACGCTTCACTCGTGGCAGATTCGATCGACTGTGGCGTGGCGTCAGGCGATCAGCTACTGACCTTTCGCCGCGTCGGCAGGAATCCGGTGCCGGTGCAGCACCCGCAAGGGCTGACCGAATATGCCGGCGAACGGATCATGCCGAGCGACCTCCTCGCCTATCGCGGATGGACCGGCAAACAGACCGAGAACCGCTTTTCGCACTGGATTTGGAGACAGTACGCCGATTGCATGTGGGATGACATCCGCATGAATCGCGTGCTTCCGTTCCGCGAGGCCCGTGACAGCGAGGACGAGAAGCATGTTCACCCGCTGCAGCTCGATGTGGTCGACCGCTGCGTGGAACTGTTCAGCAACAAGGGCGAGAACGTCTTTACGCCTTTCATGGGCGTCGGCTCGGAGGTCTACAGCCCCATCATCCTTGGTCGCCGCGGGATCGGCGCCGAGCTAAAGCCGAGTTACTACCGCCAGGCGCTGAAAAATGTGCAGATGGCCGCTGCCGGCCGGCGCGATATCGAAACCAGCGAGGCACTGGACTTCTCGGACGAAACCGACGAAGAGGCCGCATGATGGAGTTTGGAACCCTCGACGGAATCTCGCGCCGCATGGCCGATGCGCAGAAGCGGTATGGCCCGTTCGCCTCGACCCATGAGGCTTTGGGTGTCTGTCTCGAGGAATGGGAAGAGTTGAAATCCGCCATGCATGCGAACAATCTGGAATGGATACGGGAGGAATCTCTCGACCTCGCCGCGGCCTGTTTGCGGCTCGCTGAGAGCATCCGGATCCCCGATTTCGTCGAGCGAAGCGGAAAGTAATCACGTTTCAGGGCTTGCGGAGTGAGACTTTCTGGCGACATAATCCGCGCCAAACGCGCCGTCCGGCGCTTCATACCCACCGGATCACCGCCTTCGGGCCACTGCCTCCGGTCAACGGCGCCAGACGCCGATACCCAGCGATGGATAACTGCCCTCCGCAGTTTCCTACAGTCCGCCGGCCCGAGCGGGTGTCACCTCCAAGCCACAAGCTCAGATTCACCCAGCATCGTGGCCGGCTCCCTTCTGTTTCGGCGTTTGAACTCCGCCGTGGCAGCGCGGCAACATCCCGGAACGCGAACGGGTCGGTCACGCGTCATTGATCGGCGTTCTCCCCGCGTGGCGCCGCACGCGAGATCGCGAGTGGCGATAGGGCAGGCAACCAGCGTGCCTTTGGGCGCGTAAGTCCTCAATGGTTGCCACCTTGGCCCGCGATTTGCGGGTTTCCTGCCTTTGGAGGCAATATGAAACGAAGTGTCGGCTTCACCCTCATCGAGCTCATGATCGTCGTCGCCATCATCGGCGTCTTGGCGGCCATCGCTCTCCCTGCGTACAACGATTACACCGTTCGCGCCAAGGTGACGGAAGTTGTCTTGGCGGCCGCTCCCTGCAAGCTCGGCGTGACCGAAGTGGTTCAAAACGGCGCCGCTGATGTCAGCGCGACCCTGCCGACGGCCTGTACCGTGGCTGTCAGCAAGTACGTCACCGGTGGCGCCGTCGACGCGAATGGCATCATCAAGGTCCAAGCCAACGCCGCGGCCATTTCCGGCAGTATGCTTGCGGCGAACAACGAGTTGACCCTCGTCCCCATGATCGCCGGTGTTCCGATCGTCGGAACCACTGGCGGAGGGAAGAATATCGAGGGTTGGCGTTGTGGCCTGCCTGCCGATGGGACTACCATCCTGGCGAAGTTCCTCCCGAGTTCATGCCGTGGCACCTATCCATGAAGGGACCGAGGTTCCGATACCTCGCGGCACTGGTATGGTCGGCCCTGATTGGCGGCCTCCTCATCCTATCGAGGCTCAGCTAGACAGGATCGAGCGCAAGCTGGATGCACTCCTTAAGGCACTTGCTGAGGAGGAGGAACCTACAGAGGACGACCTCCGTAGCCTCGACGGTGAGCAGGTCTCGCGCGCGCGGGACAATACCAAGTCACTGGACTAGATGCCCTCATGGCAGCACGGTAGGCGCCAGTCACCGAGCGAGCGCGGCTATGACTGGGAGTGGCGCAAGGCCAGGGACGCATACATACGGGAGAACCCGCTGTGCGTTATGTGCCTCCCCAAGCGCATAGTGCAGGCTACCGTGGTCGACCACATCATCCCGCACAAGGGCGACCAGACACTCTTCTGGGACAGGGGCAATTGGCAGTCCCTCTGCAAGCCTCACCACGACAGAGACAAACAGAAGATGGACAGGGGACAGACACTCGTGTCGTTCGGTCCCGATGGTTGGCCGATTAGTTGAGGGGGCGCCGGTATAGGGGCGGGGAGTCTGAGACTTTTTGCCCGAGCCCTTCCCGAC